GATGAAGCAAACGCATCTGCATCACCAATATCGTCAGGATTTACGCTTAATTCCGGATTTTCTGGCTCGTCTTGTTCTAACAGATGAAAAACTCTGTGATTAAATGCTTTCATATCTATAAATATTTATGTTATGAAACGACTTTTATTCGAGGATATGGATATGTATTACAACAAATACAATGCCAACATCGCTGCTCGAGATCTCAAGCCACCCACACACACCTTACAAGACTTATTAAATTACTTTACAAATCAATACCCCAACATCATTAGAGCGCCAAAAATGTCTCCTGCTCCTCTAATTAATGCTGATACAAAATCGTTAGAAATGTATAACTTGGTCATGGATTTAAAGTCTAATGTCCAAGCATCCATGGGTAATCCGGTTATTCGAAAAAACCCTAAGCTATTGGAAAGAGCCAGTCAGATTGTTAAGTTATTAAACAGTGTGTTGAAAAGAATAAAAACAGTTGATAAAATGCTGCTTCAGTATAAAATCTAATATGGTTAACAAGCTGTTACTTTCCTTATTCTTCACTACAGTTATTAGTGCTGGTTTTTCCTACTTTTTAACCAGCCTCGGAATACCATTTATAAAGTCTTTTGTAGTTGCTACTATTTTACAATTTCTGTTCTTTTATTTTTACAATTCTTATAAACAGTCTAAGTTTAATAAGTTTACTGTGGAACGTTTATCTGAAACAGAAATGCAATTTGAACAATCTGGAACAGATGTAACTTGTGCCAATTGCAAAAAGGAAGTGTTCGCTCCAATTGAATTACCTGAGCCAAGTAACTTTACTTGCCCACATTGTGGATCAGAAAATTCAATTTACCTAAATATAGAGACTGCGGTTACTACTAGACCTGTATGATTAAAATGGAAGAACGCGAACCAGGTCTTAAACCTGTTAAGATGGAAGAACCAAAAATTGTTTACACTCATGTTGTAGAACAGCTGAAGCAATACTTTTTAAGCCGCAAGGGTTTGGATAAGAGAGAGTTTATAAGTGCCGTAGAGCTTGCAAAGTTTCATAATGCAGATTTTTTCAAAGTAGAACCACAATCTTATGCAATGAGCCTTTTGCGACTCGTGTTTGATGAAATTCTTGAAGAAGAAAAAAATACTGAAAAGAAAGAGTATAAAAAAGCAGTTTTAGCATCAATGATGAACAACCTCAACGAAATTTTTCCAGAGAAGTCTAAGGATAAAGGCAGAATTTTTTGCCTGTTTGCTGCCTACACCATCGGAATTTTCGAACTCTTCGACGAATAAAAAGCTTGACAGGCCCATGTTTTTCCTGTATCATATACATGTGAAGAAGAATATTTCCAAGATTATCCCGACTGAAATTATCGACAATAACGAGAAGCTGTCTCGTTGGCTGGCTCTGATGGAAGGCATTGAAATTATTGAACAGAAAGCTTCAGACCTTAAAGTGGCCAAGACTGAAGTTGACAGCCTTTTAAAGCCCCTTGCCTTGCAAAAGTATATTAACGAGCGTTACAATTCAATTAAGCTGGAGCTGGATTATCAGGGTGATCGCTAACTGTAACCACCGTAAACATCATCTGTATTACCATAGGCCCCATAATCAAATATATCATTAGATACTTCGTTAGTTGTTTGTTCGAATGGGTTTAAGTTACCGTCAATGAGTACGTTATCTCCAGTAAATGTACCTGTAAAGGTATCATCAATAACTTGATTAGATGCCCCCTCTCTTGGAGAGTTTGCTTCGTAAGTAAAGTCAAAGCGCTTGGCTTTTAATATCCACAAGTAGTGGCCCATCAAGGGGTTAATGCGAGCAACATCTTCATCAAGACGTTGAGTCAGCTGGAATATTCTTCCAGTTCTACCATTGATGCGATCTGTTCCATACTCATTTAACTCAATTAAATCTCCAGATTTAGGCTCAGGAATACCAGATGGATAATAAGCAGAAAGAGCGGAAAGTGCTGAACCAAAAGAACTTATAGTCACGATGGCAGTCATGTCATCGTCAGAGATTAAGCCATATTTACTTAACAGAGGGGATGCATCATTTACCTCTATGTACATAACAAAGAAATAAGGTACAGAGTATCCTTCTAGTGGAGCCTCTCCGTATAAATTATCTGCATCTACTAAATTCGTACCATTAATGTAATAATTAATTCTTTGACCATACATGCCAATCATCTCAGTGTAATAGTTCTGAGTAATCTGTCGCTCTCCTCCGTTTGTATCTTTATCTAAAACACGATACACCTCCCCACAACTCAAAAACATGTTGTCAAGGAGATTACAATCAGCTATTACCGTAAACATTGATGCTGTATCGATGGCCATATTACTTTTTTAAATAAAAGGATTTCTGTTGTGGGTTGTATCCGATGTATATGCCACTTGTACTTAACTGTTTAAAGTTTTTTCCAGGTATAAAGTCTCTCAAATTATATTTTTTAATAATGTCTTGAGCTGTTAAATTGGAAATAGTTAACATGCCATTTTTTTGTTTTTTTAATTTATCTACCTCTGGACAATCGTTAGGATTTTTCTTATAAACATTTGGAACCAGATTAGCATGTAATCTGGAATCAGGATCAGTACCAGTATGTATTCTAGTTTTGTCACTGTCTTGTACCTTTACAATTTGCTCGAAAAAATATTTCTCGTAGAGATTCACGTAATTATTTATGAGTTATGTAGCTGTAAACAAAAAAAAGCTGAATACTTTCGTATCCAGCTCTTTAACGTAATTTAGCGAACGTTATACAGAAAACAGATCATGTCCTGGCTTGGATAGTTTGCTGTTAGGCTTGTTATTTTTGCCAGTCATAGCGTTAATAGCTGGCTGAGGGTTGTGAGCCTTAGGGTCAGCTTGAATGTTTGGAATCTTGCCGCTATCAGCCTTGCCGGTTGATGCGTTATAACCTGAAGCGTGAACCTTGTTGCTCTTACCAGTCATAGCGTTTACAGCTGGTTGAGTGTTGTGCAATCTTGGCTCTGGCTCACTTACAATAGCTTCTGTTGGAGAATACATACCTTCTTCTTCCATTGATCCTTCATCGGCGTCAGTAAGACCTTCTTCACCTTCATCGCCCATATCCTCTTCCCCTTCATCATCATCTCCAGCACCGAGAGATGCCTTGAGATCAGTGAGGGCAGTAATAATATCTTCAATCTTTTGGGCTAGATCGCCGTTTCCACCTGCCATAGATCCGATGTCTTCCATGCCGCTGTTTAAATCAGCGTCCATTTCCATGTCACCAGCGCCATCAGTACCTAGCGTCATATCTAAGTCTTCTTCGCCCATGACATTTTCGAACAATTCATCAAATTTGTTTTTTTGAGATTTCATAGTGTTGCTTCTGAAATTATTTATGCTCTCTTTCAGCTTTTTTCTAGCCTTTTTATTCTTTTTATTAACCTTGGTGGCTTTTGAGGGTTCGTATGCCTTGGCCATTACTGGGTCTTTATCATCAACATAAGAGGCTTTAGAATTGGCTGAATAATGTGGAGCCTCTTGCGGTGTCACAAGGTCTTTCTTTACCATTGCGTCACCTGTAATCTTAAATGGTTCGAGAAGTTTCTCAAATCCTGGAAATGAGTGAACTATGTCTTCTGATAGATCTTTCATAATTTGCTTTAAATATTTATATGCCCTACGAGGAAAATTACTACTTAGGTAACAAAAATCTCCCCAAACCTGATACTCAGTTTGACTGGACACCAGAAATGCTGAACCATCTCGAGAAGAGTAGAGATGATATTTTGTATTTTGCTCAAGAGTTTTTCTATATTATTAATCTGGATAGAGGCAAACAGTTAATTAAATTACATGCCTGTCAATTAAGAGTGTTAAAGACCTTGGATGAGGAGAGATTCGTATCTCTGCTAGCAAGTCGCCAATCGGGGAAAACGACTCTAATGACAATCTACGCTCTTTGGATTGCTTGTTTCAACAAAGATAAGAGGGTACTTGTTGTAGCTAACAAGGAGAAGACAGCCATCAACATCTTTCGTCGTATCCGCACAGCCTATGAGATGTTACCCAATTACTTGAAACCAGGTGTAAAAGAATATGGTAAAACATCCATTACATTAGAAAATGACTCTTCAATTGGTATTTCAACTACAAGCTCAGATGCTGGCCGTGGTGATTCAGTAAACGTATTAATCCTGGATGAGTTAGCATTTATTCCAAATAACATTGTGGAGAAGTTCTGGAAATCTGTTTACCCCATTATTTCTTCTTCTAAACAATCCAAGATCTTCGTTGCTTCTACTCCAAATGGTACAAAGAATTTATTTTACGAATTATACTCTGGAGCCAAAGAGGGTAAAAACGGCTGGGCTGCTCAACGCATTGATTGGTGGGAAATACCTGGTAGAGATGAGGAATGGAAGCAAGATACAATTAGAGAGATTGGTAGTGAAGAGACTTTCAATCAAGAGTTCGGCAATGAATTTATTGAAGTTGGTGAGAGTACTCTTTCTGACAAGCTGTATGAACATCTTAAGTCTAATATAGCTCCACCTTTGCATGTATTCGATGATGGTGCTTATAAAATGTGGGAGAACCCTAATAAGGCCAGCATATATGTTGTAGGTGTTGATGTGGCTGAAGGTGTGGGTCAAAACGCTAGCTCCATAGAAGTGTTTGATATCACAGATCTATCCAACATAAGGCAGGTAGCAGAGTACTGTAACAGTAATATTAACCCTTATACCTTTACACAAAAGGTTAATCAGATTTGCAAGCACTGGGGTTCTCCACCAGTGTTAATTGAGCGTAACAATCACGGTGGGGGTGTATGTGATAACCTTAAAAACGAATACCATTATAATAAAATTGTAACATATACTGTTAAGGCTGGCAAGATGTTTTTTGATCGGCCTGGTATTCATTCTCATACTAATACCAAATATAAATGCATGACCAACATGAGATATTGGTTAAATGAAACAATGCGAGTAAAGATAAAA